CCTTCTTCTGCGTCTCGGAATGCTCGACCTCGCGCTTCTGGTTTTCGAACAGAGGGCTGGTAACGATGCGGGAAACACGCATCGCGGTGGCCAGTTCGTCAACACTCTTGTAAATACGGCGGCCGTTCTTGTCCTTCAGCAGAAGCATCTCAGCCAGAACATCCTCGGTGGTGAAGAACGCAGGGTTGCCGGAGCCACGATACTCCTTGCGGGCACGAATGGCATCGTCCATGATGTTGTTGACCAGATCGGCGTCGCTGCTGCCCTTCTCAATCTTGCGATTGATGGTGAACAGCTTGTCATCGGTCCAGATAGGACGGATGTGCTCGGTGCTGATCTTGGAATCATCGGCAGGAGAACGGCCATCGCCCACCATGATGGCACGAGCGATTTCCTCATTCAGCTTACCGCGCATCTCTCCTTTGACCCAGGCAACCACATCGAAATCGGTGATGTCGATGATGTCGTCACGGTCAAACTTCTGCTTCTTGTATACGGTCTGGGGGTCGGTGGTACGCTTCAGCAGGGTGAAGACCTCCTCGATCTTCTTCTTGCCCTTCGTGTAACCTCGTGCACGGGCCTCATCGGCAGTAATGTCGGCAAAGCTGGTCTTGACGCGGCTGAACGGAACATGCTTGACACCGGCCATGATGATACCGACGGCAGTCTGGTCACGGTCAATGAACTTCGGGGGCTTGTTCAGCTCGTGGTACTCAGGGAACAGCTTGCCGATGTCCTTGATACCGTAATCACCGGCGGAATGCTCCAGGTAATCCTCGGTGGCCTCCTTCAGGGTCAGACGACCCTTTTTGGCATCATCGATAATAGTGGCCATAGCGTCGTGGCTCAGAACGTCCTCGGTCTGGGTGGGGGCATTCTGGTCAAAAACATTGTGCTTAATCATTTCGGGTTCCTCCTCATTGTTTTTGTTGGGTTCAACGTCTTCGGACTCAGAGTCCATTGCAGCCCCAATCAGGGCATACATAACGTTTCTCTGTTCCTCGGTCATGCTCTTGACAACGTCTTTTACGGTTTTTTCGTTTTCAGACGCAGTTTTTTTGATTTCAGTAGGCTTTTTTTCCTCATCCATCTTAGGCTCCTCCTTTTCTTCAGCGGAATGTTCAAGGACGTCTTCGAACTCACCGCTGTCGTAATCGATAGAATCGAGGTCACTGTAAATAACCCCGGTATCCGTTTCCTCTGTGCCGTGAGCCATAATTTCCTCGATATGGGCACCTGGATTGGCCCCAGCCAAAACCAGGCTCAACTCCCGGATAATTCCATGGGACACATGCCCGCGGGAACGATCACCGGAATAGCGCAGACTGTCCGCCCAAATGCTGAACGAGTTGATATCATGATTCTTCACAACGGTTTTGGCCATCTGGCCTTTCTCCGTATCGTTGAACGTAACATACGCTCGCAGACCCTCGGGGCAGGATTTCAGCAGAGCATGGCCCAGCACATTGTCGATAGAATTGTGCTGGTGCATCCATACCACGGGAACTTCGGTCCCATCTTGGTCCTTAAAAGCCCCGGGCATAATCGTTCGACCGTCACCGCACAGCACACCGTATTTGGTGGCCATACCGGCGCAGTCATAACTATGTTTCGCCATTTTGATCTTCCTCCTTATTAGATTTTTGTGTACCGAATCGAGCGGCAACTTCGTCCTTACTTGCGCTAATATTCGGATTGCTCAGTATATCGGAATTCGGGTCGTTATTCGGCTTGAAGCCGACAATCTGACGCAATTCGTTAGATGTAAGGATTTCGTTCCGGCGCAGCTTATCCGCAATGTCTGCAATCTGGGAAACCGGCACAAGTTTGAACGGTTCGCTGAAGTAGACAATTGACTGTCCGCGCCCACGCGCATTTGAAGAGATGAACTTTCGTTTCATTTCATCCACAATGGCAGAAATAATGGCACCGACAACACGGTTGTTGTAATTCAGCATGGCTTTGTCATCTGCTGTACCGTTCAGAATTTCTTGTGTCATACCTAGCTGGCCCCAGAAAACCTCTTGCAGATACTCGACCTGTTTCATGAGATTGTTGTCGAGACTGCGGTTCAGTTGGGTAATGTGCTCGGTACCGTCCGTGTAAGCAATGCCATACTTGGAGCCTGTAAGCTGCTGTTCGATGTCTTTGCGGCGTCGTTCGGCCTGCTCCTGGCGTGCCGGTGTCTTGATGGTATACGGAAGCTGAATAATCAAGTCCAGCTTTCCGGAACTTGTCTGCTCATCGACAACGTCAAGCAATGCCAGCTTCCGGATAAGCCGCTGCATCGTTGAGTTCGGTTCGTTCATGATGGGATAGAGCGGGTTTTCGACCAGCGCAACGGCACGTTTCGGCATCATGATTTGCTCGTGTCGGCCATTTCGTTCATTGTAAAGTTCAATCTTAACGTCTGACGGATACCACTCGACTACCTTGCCAACGCGTAGTGAATCTATTTCAAATGCACCCGTCTCAGGGTCAGTGGAAGTCTCCACGGGAACAATAGCAACGTGGCCTTCATCCAGCATTGTCATCACAATGTCCTGAATAAGAGCTCGTCCGCTCTGGTCAAGGTTTGCTTCCAGAGTTAGACAGCTGTTTAAACCGCCGGGATGTTCCTGTTTGAATCGACCATTGGAATCCAAATCGGCATGAACGATACGAATGTCCGCACAATCCATTGCAATACGGGTTATGACGGAAGTAACGATAGTCCGCTCATTACCTCGACTAAACCGTACTCGATCGGGTCGATAAGAGTAACCGCCACCATAGTCCCGATAGGACATCGGAGGGTCCCGATTTAGAAAAGCGTTCCATGCATGTTTCAGCCTGGAACCGAAAGTTTGATTTTCATCCATGAGCACACCTCATTCAAAAGCTTCTCTGTTATTTTTGTAAGCCACAAAAGCGTCCATCATAGCCGCAACCGCATCGATTTTTTCGCTATAACGCTTTTTCCATAGCTTACGGTTGCCATTGGTATCTTCCAAAGTGATACAGTTCCCCATGGCAAACGTCATGAGTTCCTCATCAAACAAAAGCATCCGCTCCCCTGCCAGCTTCTTGAGCTCGCCAAGAGGAACGGATTCCGTTCTTGCACCCTGTATAACTTTTTCGATTCCAAACGGGCCATTTTCGCTGGCCCAGCGTTCGACAAATTCTTTTGCATTGTACGGGTCGTAGCCAAAAGCCGTAACGTCGTATTGGCATCGGGCGATATGATTGTCAAGGTCCTCATATACCTGCATCATATCAAGAACTGCGCCTTCCATAACGATTAGGCTGCCTTCATTCATGAACTTCTCGTACAGCACTCGTGTTGCCGCAGGTAATTTCATGAGTGTCAACGATGTTATGTAGTTCCGCGTCTTGATACCAAAACATCCGTTTGAAAGCGGGAAGATGAAAGTAAATGCACAGAAATCGTCCCCCTGACTGAGGTCCGCGCCAAGAGCACACTGCATCTTCCAATATTCACGGTGCGGATGACACAGTGTTTCCTCATAAGTAAAGAAGTAGGTGTAGCCTTCCATGGGAAGACCAAAACGTTTTGCAAGAATATCATTGCGCGCAGACGGGTTCTGTTCGGCGCGCTCGACATCCAGCTGATACGTTTCGTAAGTAACGGTCTTTCCTAGATTAGGATTAGCCTTTAGCCACATATCGGGGTTTCCAACTTCATCTACGGAGTCAAGCTTATACCACCAAATCGACACATGCGGATTGAAATACTCACCCTTCAGGATTTTCTTCAATTCCATTTTGATTGTATCGCCGCTGCCATTACGAACGGTACCCTCCGAACTCGTGGCTATGATGACATAATCGTTGTCCCCCTTAGACCCTTGCTCTTTGGTTGCACCCTGTTCAATAGCACCGATGGGGTCTTCCCGAATATCGCCGGAAAGCCATTCATCCACCGAGGCACATGCAACACGAAGACCCTGAAGCTTATCAATAGTCATGGGACGAATCTCAAGAAGAGACCCGGTCGTGAAATTCTCGATACCTTTTTTGGTAGCAGCGAGCTTAACTCGATTCGCTTTGGAACCCGTCGTGTTTTGCAGGGAACCATCGGTCAGGAACTTGAACACGGGGCCGCGCGCCCGAGTAATAGCCGTTCGAAGCGGAGAAAGCACCTCATCTGCCTGACGCATAGTCGGAGCAGTAGTGATCTGTAATGTGGTAAGAGTCTTGACATTCAGGAAATAGTTTTGGACGCAGGTATCATACAAAGATTTAGCAGCACCTCGTCCGACAATAAGATACTGTTTATTGATTAGCCGTTTCTTGATTTTTTTGTTGACATAATGTCCGCCATGCCCATCGGGGTTAGGCTCGTACACACTTCTGTCAATAAAGTAGTACCAACCAAAAATCTCCTCGCCCCACACCTTAAATGTATCGAGCATGTGAAAATCAGAACCATCAGTAAGAGTCAGTTCGCCTTCACAAGAAGCAATCCAACCTTCAACCGGATTCGGGTCGTAGTATTTGGTCGGGTCGGCAATCAATTCATCGATGCGGTTCATCTCCATTGCCACTTCACGGCAAACGGGGATTTCGCCTCGAAGCACGGCCTCTCTGAACTGGCCGTAATACTTCGGAACGGCAGTATTAGAGAGTGCCATAATGTCTCCTTAATAGGTACCATAAAAAGTATTGCCCTTTTTATGCTTTATGGTATAATTTAGTAAAGAGGAGTTGAAAGCAGATGAAAGCACCTGAAATCAGTCAAGAGCAAGTAATGAAAGTTCTCGACCAGTGCTACGACATTGCTGTAAAAGGTCTTGCAAAAAGCAAAAATTGCACCGAGCTTGCAAACGAATACTTGGATAAATATTGTAATCAAGAAATTGCCCTAACAAATATGGTAAACAACCAAATTGCAATGTGCACAACTTCTGGATTCTTAACAAGCCTTGGAGGACTAATAACTTTACCAGTTGCATTACCAGCCAATTTAGCCACTGTATGGTATATGCAAATCAGAATGATTGGGGCAATAGCCGTAATGTACGGTTTTGACCCGCTCGATGATTCTGTACGAACGCTGGTTTATCTATGCTTAACTGGAACATCAATCTCCAAAATTTGCCGCGACGCAGGAGTACAATTTGGAAATAAGCTTACATTAGCCCTTGTAAAGAAAATCCCGGGAGCAATGCTCACTAAAATAAATCAAGCAGTAGGTTTCCGCTTTATCACAAAAGCAGGCTCGAAGGGAATCATTAACATAACAAAGATGGTTCCGATTGTTGGCGGTGTTGTAGGCGGGGCATTTGATTTTGCTGGTACAAAAATAATTGCAGATAAAGCAATTAAAGTGTTCGGAAAAGGAGAACTTGATTAGCCCTTCTTTAGTTCGCGAATCGCCAATGCAATAGACAATGCTGAACTTGTAATAGCAAGCGCTGCGCCGCCATAATCTAATATTTCATCAACCATAGCTTGACCCTTGTCAATTTTATCAGGCTCGTACGTGATGTTTCTATACTGCTGTTCCAAGTTTTTTCGATTGATTAGACGACGTAAATCATCATCCGTCATTTCCGAAAGATTTATTGTGCTTTTCCTCTTTCGTGTATTTTTTACAACTTGATTTAAGTTCTTCATCTGATTCGTCAGCTGTCGACCAGAATCAATTGCCTCTTTAGAACTTTGCAACTTGCTTTTCTTTTCCGGATGGTTCTTTTTATATTGGGCTTCAAGAGCATGGCGACGATTATCTCGAATCAACTCGTCATCGGTCATGTCCGAAATTTTCTTTTTCTTAGAGCTCTTTTTTACCGGAGCAGAAAGAGGATTTTTCCCATAAACAGGGGGATTGGGTGTCTTTTCAAGGGGATTCTTTCCGTAAACTTGCGAACGTCTCCGTCCTTCAGAAGTCAAAGTACCATCCTTATTCTGGTATCTACGAACGCCCCATTTCATACCCAAAATTCCGTGATGCGCTAAGTAATCATCGCCGGAACTTACAGGTTCATAAATCCACATTTTCATCACCTCACACGAATCTCTAAGGTTAAGTTTAGACCTTAGAGATTTTTATTTGTGCCTAGTCCGAATAATTTCTTTGGCTGATAATTCCGATTTCGGATGCTCTTTACGATATTTCTTCACATACTCCAGATTGGCTTTTTCGGTCAAAGCATCAGTCGCCAATTTACTGGCGGAACCAACACCAATAGCAGCTGCACCGACGGGGGCATACGCTTTAACCAAATCTTCAGCGTACTTTTTATAGATTTCAGCTTTTAGTTGCTTCTCTATTTGCTGTTTGCCAATAGAAGAAATCGAATCAACGGCGGTTTTGGCAGAACCATTAAAGACAATTATCGGGTTTCTTGTGTTGTAGCCGGAATATTTAGAGTCGTTAATATCTTTAATTGCATCATATCCGGCTTTCTTTAGAGCATCATAGAATTTGCTGCTTACGCTTTGCCCTCTTGGGGTATGATCTACCAAAGCAATATTCACCGCTTCGTAAACGTGATTGTCAATTTTGCCAGCATTGAGACTTTTAAGGGCTTTATCAAATACTTTCTTTTGATTTGGAGATAGCGATGCCTGACTTAACCCCTTCAGTGACTGCCGAACCCCATCTGCAAATTGGGAATCTTTTTGCATAGTTCGTCTGAGAACGTTTACAGCATTCTTAGGAGAAGCAAGTCTTAAGTCATCGCCAAGTTTGATGTTGGTTTTGTAGACACCCGATGAAAACCCGTAGTCGACACTCTTTTGCAATTGACTGCCATAAAAACCAAGATAGCGATTATTGTCATGTTTCCCGAAAGAAGCATAGAACGCATCCGATACGCCTCGGTTAGCGTTATTGGACATATTTTGAAGAACAGTTCCTGATTTTATCAAACGGTCAACGGTATTATCGTAGTGCTTATAACCAACATACGCGGCCGCAGCAACCGCAGTCATCCCTGCAACTATGGCTATGGTTTTCTCAGTTCTGATTCGCTTATATGCAGCAAGTTCAGCTTCTTCTTTGGTCAACCCCTTATCGCGGTAAGATTCCTCTAACTTGATTTGACGTTTGCCCTTCTTTTTCTGATTTTGTAAAGACACTCTATCTTTCGCATCGTTTAAATCCGTTTTAGCATTAGCTAAACGCTTAACCGATTTATTCAACCGATCTGTGGCTTTCCGATTATACAGAAGTCCTGCTGCTGTCTTTTTCGTATAGTAGTCTTTCGACTGCTTATATTCTTTTCTGGCGGCATTCAATTCAGAAAATTCGGTTTCAGCATTTCCGTATCTTTTCTTTCCGACAGCCGTAAGGGTTCCATCGTCATTCTGGTATCGACGGATGCCCCATTTCATACCCAAAATTCCGTGATGGGATAAGTAATCCTGTCCGGAATTTACAGTGACGTAATCCCACATAAATTACACCTCCATTTCAGCAGTAACGTTCAAGCGCCACTCGATTTCCGAAATAAGGCTTTCTGTGGATTGAATGGCTGCACTACTGGATGGCGGGTCGAATAACAGTTTCACCTTCAGATACACGTAATCCTTTACATCGTCCAGTCGAGCATCATCGCCAACGAAGTCTTGCCAAGTAGCAGAATCATCGCGGATGCGGAAGCCCTTGTCCGGACCGACCCCGAGCTGGCACAGAATCGCCAGAGCTGTGTTGATATGAATGATTACATCAGTATCAAAAGCGGTATAGTCGGCATCCATGCCGAGCAGTTTCTTGATAGATGTCAGTATACTGTCCATAAGTCCTCCTTATCGCCAGGGGCAAGTATCGTTAGGCTTTCGGACTGTAGGACCTTGCTCTAATTGGTCGGCATCCCCGTAGTGAATAGCCATATGGGTGGAATGAACGGTGGTAATCACGTATTCAGGGTTCATAAGGATGTCCGTTTGATTTAGTATGTCGTCCTTGGCAATTGGGTTGAGATGATGAATAACGACTTTCGGTGCTATATATCTACCGTCTTTCCAATACCCGTTTATCTCGTGCCCTTTAACGCCAAGGTCGCATCCCTTATCACGAACGATGATTCTGACCCGGAACCTGCGCCACTCGTATGAGTTGTAAAATATCTGATTCAAATACCTGTCAAACCCAAACGTATCAGCTCCCACTTCACCATCAAGTTTCAGATACTCAAATCGCTCAAGGTATGTAGAATATCTGCAAAGTTCAGTGTATGTCCTAAGCATCGTCGCAGTCCTGCCCGCTGTATCTTCGCATAGCGTCCAAAGCTTCTTTGTAAAGTTCCTCGACATGGGCCTGAGACTTCAAACTTTCAGTCTTGGCCTGCAATAATTCGATTTGTTTACTCAAAGCCTCTTTCTCCATACGTGCTTTTGTTGTACCCAGCTTCAAGAAGTGGGTCGTCTCCTGTGAAGATGCAGTGCCCTCGAGTATTCGCTTCTCCACAAGGTCCATAGCCAACGAAATCATCTGGTTTTCACGGGCCTCCGGCGTAAGTGCCGGGCGTACAGTCCCTTGCTTACCAGTTTTCATTGGGTCTTTAGCTCTTTTCAATCCTTTTCGGCTCCTTTCGCTATGAATTCTCCGGCTTTTTGCAGGGGTCTGTAGGCCGAAGCCGGACCCTGAAAGGAGAATGAAAGGAGGTAATGACGCTGTACATCGTCAAAGTCACCTACAGACCCCTGCAAAAAGCCGGAGGAAATATCATAGAATCACAATTCAAGGTGGGAGGGCCTTAAACTGTTTTTCCAAAAATCTCCCCCGGAGAAATATCAAAGACCGCCGCGATGTAGGGAGGGGGTGATTTTTTCACGACCCCCTCCCCTATGCTTAACAACAGTCCTTAGGCCGAAATAGCCTGTTTTTCTTTTGTGTTTGCAATGTTTTCATGCAGATTTGCATTGTCATCGCTTTTTACTTTCTTGTAAATGTGAAAGAAATCGCAATCGATAATCGAATCGATTGCTTTTTCAATGGCAATGCTTTGTTCTTCGTCTGTCAATTCATCGTTTCCAGAAACATGAGCAAGCAAACCACACGAATTGTATCCATGCGTGACATCCCAAAGCCACCATTTGGTGAAGTCATCAAATGGATTGTAAGGATTGTCAAACGTGGTCAACATACATTGAGCCATAGTAACTCCACCTCCTCTCACAGATACTTAGCCACAGTCGACGGCGAAATGCCTAAGCTCTCAGCAATCTGAGCATTTGTATAACCAGCAGCAGCGCGAGACCGAATCAATGCTTTCTTAGCCGCACTCAGTTCGGTAGTGGCACGAGGCATTGCACGCGCACGCAGCTTATCAACATCTGTATTGTCGAGAATCTTACACAATACGTTGTCACTGATAGCGCCTGCTTGAATAGCCTGCCATTCACGGTCGCTAATTTCAATTGCCGTGCGCTTAGCACCTACCTCATTACGGGATGCTACAATGGCCTGCTGAGACACCTTTCGCAGCATTTTCTTATCATTAGCCAAGTCAGGGTCCTGTGCCATCTTCTCCTTAATGCGAGTGTTAGCAAGGGCCTGAGCTTGACGTTCGCGAGGCTTATTAGCCTCAGCCAGATTCAGTGCGGCGTTCAGTCGTTCGACCTCGGGTGCATAAGCTTTCTTAGCCGCGGCATCGTACTTCAGGGTGCCGGTGGCCTTCATTTCCTTACGGGCGGCATTGGCCATGCTCTTGAGGTAGTTAGCATAGTCGGCATAAGCCAGCTCAGCACGGGACCGATAGTCGGACACCAAGGAGTATGCGTCATTGGTTTCTGCCATCTTGGTAGACTTTTGCTGGCGCATCTTCTGTTTGGTAACTACTTCGCCGGTTCTTTTATTGACCCGGGTGGTAGTATAGTACAGGTCATCCGCCGTGCTATACAGCTTCTTACCTTCAGGTTGCGTCGGGTCGTACGCGTCCTTGCCCTTAACCTTGACACCCGGAAGATTGACGTATCCGCTGCCCTGACGTTTGGGCACAGGTTGATCGCTCTTAGCCATCGTAATAAGGGTCGATGCGCCCTCATGATACTGACCGTTAGCATCCAGATGGCCCTGATACTTACGTTTAAGCTGGGCGATGCCATTGTCAACCTCAGATTGCTTGTAATCAAGCTTGTGTTTTTCAGCATCAATGACGACCATCGAATGGCGAACTGCTCGTGCCAACTCTGGTGGGGTTGCACCTTTCAGAGTCATGTCCATAATAAGATTCGAGACAACGCCCATCTGTTTTTGGGTGTTGTCTTTTGTCATCAGCTGCACATGATTCGGATTACCCTCAGGAATCTTGTACTCGAGCTTAGGGTCGAAGCCTTTCAAGCCCTCAAGTTCGGGAGTTGAAGTAATCTTAATCTTATTCTTACCATTCGTAGGGATGACCATAACGGTATCGCCGTCGAAGTCTGCGCCAGACAAACGGTCCGCAACGGCCTTGTTGATGCCGACAGCATCCTTAGGATTTGTGCCCATGACCCGCTTGCCTTCGGCATTCTTGTTGTTGACTTTCAGAATGGGAATCTCAAACGTGCCCCCATGCGGGTAGCGAACAAGAGCAACCATTTCGCCGTCTGTATAGTTGGGCGCGTAAATTTCATTGTCCTTGACAGAAGTAAGAGGCAAAATGACCTGATACTTCTGTCTGGGAAGAGCCGCAGCTTTCAGAGTAACGGCCGCTTTATCGCAACCGTCTGCGAAATCTTCAAGCAACTTTCGTTTAATGGTAGGGTTCGTCAACGAGCACAATTCGTCAAATTCAAGCTTGCGGTCCTCTTTAGACAAGTTGAGCTGGCGTTTAATCAGAGACTCGGACTGTTTGGCGAGGAACTGAGATGGAACCTTGTCAGCCCATTCGCCCCAGTCACCTTCATCAGCACGTTTATTGGTGGCCCCAAGAGATTGGCGCTTACCAGTCTTAGGGTCAACATACTTGCCTTTAGGGTCGTCGTAATAATACTGACCGCCCTTCTCTTTAATAAGAGAACCAAACGGATTGTCCACATCGATTTCGCCGGTATTGGTTCTCTTCAGAGGCTTTAGAACTTTCTCCATAGGTGTGCCGAGCGACTTATTCGTGTTAAAACGAATGTCGACACCTTTCGGAAGATCGTCGGCGTAGACTGCCATGCCTTTAAGATAGTAAGCACCATCGACCATAATGCGAACCTGAGCATAATGGGAGTCGCCCAAACTCAAATCTTTAACTCCACGACGAAGTTCAATCACACCATCCTTATCAACACCACCTTCTTCAGCGTAATTGATAATTAAGCGTTTGGAGCTTACACTTGTGGGATACTCGAACGGCTTATGAAAAGTGTCGCCGTTGTCGTATGAAATGGTGTAATCGCCAACAGAATGAATCTTGCTGGTGTCGTAAATATCTTTGTATTCCGTACCAGGAGGTGTAAGCACCTGCAACGTCGTCTTCTGGTTCGGGTTTGTCACCTGAGGAATGCGACGCTTATAGGTGAGATAACCTTCCATCTCAAGAATATAAAGGGCCTGGTCGAGCTTGTTACGGGATACACCAAGCTCACGCTCAGCGCCGGCGCCGACATCCAAATATCCTTTGGTGTCAATCAACTCTTTCAGCTTCTCTGCCGTAGCCGAGGACTGCTTCATGCGTTCCTCAGCTTGCGCATTCAGAAGTGACCGAACCGAAGAATCATTGTTGAAGCCCATGATTTCAGCAATCTCGTTCAGAGACTTCCCTTCGTCGCGGAGCTTCTTGGCCTGAGACACCTGCTGCATACGGCGCAGACTCTTGGCGTAGGAAAGCTGAACACGCAGCTTTGTAGTGCTAGTGCCCATCTCTTCAGCAATGTCTTTTTCGGAATATCCTTTTTTCTCCAATGCTTCATAACGGGCCAGCAAATCGTCCCCACGCTGATACGGATTCTCGCCGGAACCAAGAGGATAGCGGCCCGAACCACGGCCAGGAGCGCCGTCCATCTTGCCAACACCGTAGTGCGCGATAACATCGTCCAGGGATGGTTTGTCTTCAAACATGGTTAGCCCTCCATTTCTTTGATATGATTTACAATCTTGTCGGCCTCGATAATTTTCTTGGTAATGGCCGTAATATCATTGGCTTCCGGCTTGAGCGCAACGATATCGTCATTCTGATAGATACGAAGTTCCATATCAATATCCGTCGGTTTGATACCATACTCGAGGCAGAACAGCGCAGCGTAAATCATCAGCTGCTCCATGTGCGCCGGCACCTTACCGGTCTTCAAATCATGGATGCGAAGAAGATCGCCGCGCATATCAATGGCGTCAGCGGTACCAAAGCAATTCTGCGAGTAATACAGAACCTGCTCTGGCTTCAGGTTGTAACCGATAGCGTCATTGACATACATGTTCAGAGTTTTGCGAGATTTCGGAAGCCGCTGACGAAGATCGATGCACTCAGCGGCAAATGCATGAAGTCTTGTGCCCATTTGTACAGCTTGGGCAGCGCGATAAGCTTCTGCGATTTTGGTAGCATCGTAATTGAGCCAATGGTACTTACTCGCCCCGAGAAAAGCGTGCTGGCCTACAAGATTGGAATGATTGTTGAAGTTCATCTAAAATAATCTCCTTATTTTCCGGATAAACAAAACGAGAGAATGACATTTCGTTCATTCTCTCGACATAGTAATCTTGATTTGGTTGATGGCTTGCCTGCTTCGCTTTTTTGCATTCAAGAGCTGCCCAACGCCCTTCGTATAAAACTAAAAGGTCAGGAATCCCTTGAATGTAATTTGGGTCATTCTTTAAAACCATACAGCCCGGGAAGCGTTTCTTCAGATCGTTAATTAAACCTTTCTGAAAAGCACTTTCTTTTGCCATAAGTATCCCCTTTCGGTTCAAAAGGCAATATACCGTGATTTTTTCAAGGTCCCGATATATTATCTCTTCTCTCATAATACCCTATGAAATTTTCGCGAAGCAAAAAATAAAAAGGGCCCGCGCTTTGGTGTTAGCGCAGACCCATGGGTTTCAATGAATATCAATCGTCATCAGAGAAGGCATCCTCGAAGTTGGTTCCGAAGTCGTCTTCATGAGAAGCAGCCTCTGTCGGATGACCGCCCCATTCTTCAATTTCCCAGTCGGTAATGGTCCATCCACATTCAGGACACTTGAAGTATTCATCCTCATCGTAATGATCGCACTGTATATGACAATGCGGGCACCATTCCTCACCGGTTGGCAGGAAGTCTTTCATGTGGACTCGCTTGACTTCCACCGTGCCGTCAGGCCCATTGAGAACATGGACTTCTTCGCCACGGTCATTCTTCACGACTGTTTCCGTAATGTCCGATTTCTTGTTTTTCTTGAATCCCATTTGTAACCTCCTTGTGTATTTCCTAGGATGGCTCCATTATACAGGATATAAACCATCTACCGCAAGAAGGAAATTGTAAACTTTTATTTTACATACCGCAAATCCTCCGCACTGCATCCGAGCGCTCTCACAATTTTATCAAAGGCGTAGTAGCTCGGACTGCTTCGCCCATATGTGTAATTGCAAATTTGGCATTGCCTTAAACCTGTCGCCTCGGCAAGGCCTATCTGGGTAAATCCTTTTTGTGCCATGACTCTTCGAAGCAAAACACCAAACACACGCCCGGTCTGCTCTTTAGTCATGCTGTTATCATCGTCAGGCAGACGTGTAGTTGTTTGATTAAGTGAATCGAATAGAAACACTTTTCTATCTGGTAATTCAATCAAGAGTGCCATCGGTGCATACACTCGATAGCTGGCAACTTTTTTAAACAGTAACGGAAAGTACGCTCTTGCTTCCTCAAGCAATTCGTTTGCGTATTTTTCGTCGTCCATTGGACTATCTCCTTTCCAAATCACAAAAATTAAAAAAATTACGTTTTTTCATTTATATATACTCAAATATATAAAATTTTATATATTTACACCTATATTAGATAAAAACCTATAATTTTCACTTTTTTGCGATTTTTTGGCCATTTTTAGCCCAAAAGTGTATTACATTTGGGCTAGTGTATTACAAATTTTGTGATTTTGCTTCAAAACGGTCTTAAAAAATGTAATACATGTAATACACGTAATACACTTTTTGCTCATTTTGTAATACACGTAATACACTTTTTTCATCCGGCTTTTTCGTTTTTGTAATACAGTTCAAGCGCTTCGCGGACAACTTCAGACTTCGATTTTCCGGTTTTCGTACTTGAAATAATCAGTTTCGCACGGTCTTCTTTCGGCAATCTGACCGTGATTACCGAGCTATTTGCCATCATTTTTCACCTCCTATCCGGCCTGTTACTGTCCCCAACGAACACCATATCGTGTATGATTTCTGGTCCATAACGATGTCTGACTACCGAGAGCACAACGTTCGGATATTGTCTGAGTGTAGCTTTTTGAAAATCCTTTAGGCGTTCACACATGATATATCCAATTCCATTGATCGACTCATGGTCATCATCTGGCTTCCATACACATGGAATTGATTTGAAATATCCGCCGGGACAAATGCCGTTCAATGTCTCGAGGTCAAGCTTATGGTCAATCGTCATCTCAGTTCTCCTTACAGGATAGGAAGTCCTTCATCATCGAATCGTATTTCTCAGAGCATCTAGGACAGAAATCCATATCATCGTGTTTAGTCCAGCCGGCAGCGCCCTCGAATCCATCAGCAGTAATATGAACCATCATTCCATCACGGTAAGGTCCGCTTCCGATATACTTGACAAACTTTTGTTCACCGCAACGTTCGCAATAATACATTTCACCAAGACTGTTCATACGGTTTTCACCTGTACTTTCGCAAGATAATCCTCGCAAATAATATCAATCCCTAATCCGAGCTGGTCCATGTAATTTTGTATGCCAAAATACGAATCGGAGCCGAAAATTTTGTCGAACTCATGCTCGATTGTCTGCATTCCATCTTTTTTAACGCAAACCTTCTCATGAGCACACGTTTCGCATTTGCTTTTAATTTTCACAATCATAATTCGCACACCTTCACTTCCCGAACGTAGTCTAAACAAGTAAACGTAATGCAGGTATTCATTCCTTTGAGTACGTCCGCAATCGGAGCGTCATATTTCTCGGTAAGACTATCTGCCGTACGAGTAATCATATTGCTGTATGCCGATAGTTTTCGACATACATTTTTGTGACTGCACATGTCACAACGAGTACAGTTATCGATGGTCATAAATTTCCCCTTTCATAGAAAAAGAGGACGCCATGTTCCAGACGTCCAGATTTTGTTAGCGAAACATACTTTCCAAAGCCAGTCCAATGATGTATATCATCCAAATTACTACAAATACAGGAAACGGAGCATCAGCCAGATATAGAATCGCCGCAGCAACAGCCAACATAATTTCACCTCATTTCCTGGAGTAATCAGAAAGAACGAGTTCACAATGCACAGGCCGATAGATTGCTGCATCATGGGTGCCAAACCGAATGAATTTTCCAACATCCGGGCCCGCAATAACGAACGCTTCGGCCTCAAATATGGAAAAGTCAGCTTCTCGGTCAGTGTAGCGGTTCTTGACTTTTGTAGGTTCGACCAGCTTCATTGCAATATTCCCTCGAAAATCATACTCAAACATTTCGTTTGGCCCGATTTCCGAGAAAGTTACAGATTTTGGTGTACGATTATCCACAACTTCCATTATTCACCACTCTCCTCTTTTCCGGTAATTAGCTCACTGTACGGCAGTGTCTCAATCCAATCACAGAGAGTGTGCCACTCATCCAGCTTGTGATTGCGACGCGATTTGTAGATGTTCGCCAGCACCTCGTAATTCAGCATAACGGTACGCTTCTGGTTGTAGCTTGACGGAAGAAGCTGAATCATCTGCCACCAATAGGTTTTTTCCTTTGTTTCCAGGTACATGGTCCGGGCAGTGTTAAGAAGCATAATCACAGCATCAAGGGCCGATTTGAAATACGGCATACAGAGAGCATTGGAACTATAAGAAACATTTTCTTCGTCCACCAGATGTTCACAACTGAAATCATCCATCGTAAATTCTTTCTCGGCAATCTTATGCATAGTAGAGCAGGAATTAGCCACCGTACCCACCTTGTATGTATCGAACTCCTTCCACCAATACAGCGGCGCCGTAATATCAAGATAGACGGTAATCATCCGCATGAACTTACGATGGTCTGTGCCGGCCTTGGCCAGCTGGGTCATAAGCTTTTGGTCGTTGGGGCCGATAACTATATTTTCACCTAATGGCAACGTGCAATAATCATCCAAGATTAACTCGTATGCATCGCATGAAGAACACTCGCCATCGCAATCAACAATGCGACTATCGCTCTTCTCCCATGAGTTCATCGGGTTCCGCATCCCACGAATCGCATGTTCCCAACCAACGACCTCAGCGTTTTCAATTTTCAGCATTATTATCACCTCCAAGTTCTATGAGTTTGTCGATTACGTGGTCGAATGCATCTTCAATGGTTTCGGCAGTCAGATCGACATTCTCGTAAGTGGCGATATTCGCAACCATCATTTTGTACAGTGTTTTTTCGCTCGGGATAAAAATGGAAAGCATGAGTAAAACTACCAATGGTACAATGTACTTTTGGGCCCAATTTAAAAATTTAACGCCCACTTTATAATCATCGCTGTCTTCACCACCTCCATAATTGAATGCTTCTCCAATATGGAAAGCACCAACGAATAAAAACACCAAACATACTACGAGAAGCATAATGGTAGCAATGATAGCGAGAGCTTTCGCAGTGTCCGAGACACTGCACCAATAAAACAACATGGGGTTAATTACATGAGTCATCATAAGCCTCCTTTAGTTCGTCCACGATCTCATTCATAGCATCAATCTCATAGCTTGTTTCCCAACACTTTTCGAGATTGACAACATGCTGCAACTGCGTCGGTGTAAGTAAATATAAATGGTCCTTTACAACCATCGCTCGGCGCCATCTGTCAGGATGAGCATTTCCTGCAACAAGACATTGACAACGGCTGAACGTATAATTGCAGATTGGACAGCAATTATTCATGATTCCACTCCTTTGCCATAATCTTCATAGCTCGGTTCCAGTTCTTTTTCCGGGTTTTCTTTTTACCATGTAGCGCCAAATGGACAACTCTTTTATTTTTACATCCAACCAACGAGAGGTATGTGAACTTCATAAGGGCTTCGACAGTAGTGTAGGCAATATTCCGAAGACACGAGTACGCAGAAATCAGTTCGTCCGAGCTTTCAAACAGTGTCTCCCATAAGGTCAAATCGTTTGGCAAAATTTACTCACCTCCGTATACCAAATCGTCGTCACTCCATAGGTTGTGGAGTAAAACGATGTTGTGATGTTCAAAATATCAATGTTCGGGTGATTTGCAAGAAAGGCTTGTGGTACGTCTTCCCTATTGTCGATTGCCGTTCGGAAACTCATCCTGTGGAGCTTGCCTTTAATCGGTTTCCCGTTGAACGTCATGCTTCGGAGCCTCCTTCATTTTCTTGTGAACTTTCTCAAGGAGCTCAAGTTCTCGGTTTTGGTCGTCCACGAACTTGATACGACTTGGGTCAAGACGTTGTACACCATCCGAAAACTCCACGATTCCAATGACGTAGCCGTAAAAGTAGTCTTTGTAAGATTCCCAGCAATGAAAATATCCAAGCCGGCCGTCCACCTCGCATAATCGGCGCTCTGGCTGAATGATAATTGCATTATTTATAGTCATTATGTTCTCCTTTTTTAAAGTTGATAAAGAAGCCATACTCATCATACCGTAAAATTGCTATCAACAACTCTTACGTCAACGTCACTCGGCGCACGAAGGACATGAACATAGGGAGGCAACACAATAACGCCTTCCGATCTCTGTCGGATGATTGATTGCCGAAATTCTTCAAGCTTTTCAGGATTCAATGCGATTGTAGCACGAATGATAATCAATTCATCATTCATAAAATATCACACCTCCACTTTGTCCGGCGTAAACACCATCTCGATGACCAAAACTTTTTCTCCGTTTTTATGAATAACTCGATGATTGAAGTCGAGCCAGGAAATACCCATTTCCCAGTCCCACCCCATATTGTCGCCATCCGCGAGACCGCATAGACCAAGAAATTCATAAAAGTCATTGACCGTAACGGCATCGCCAAGAGCCCAGTTGCGATTCAGGTGGTACTCCGCCTGCAAGACATGCTCAATGGTCGAATCAAAATATCTATTGGAGAACTCGTCATAGAACGTGTGAATGGGTTCGTCTTCAGATACACCCTCGAAATCCAACGTCTCGCTGCCAAAAAATCCGGAAGAGGTCACATGAACATCATCCAAATCTTCTTTGCATAGCTCATCGATGACGTGCTGGTGAGTTTCGGGACCGTAGAGTTCCTTAACCTTTGACTGGTACCGCCCGAGGCTTTCTCTGGCGAGCATACAGGCCCCTGTGAGGGCTTTTTGCTGTTTGTAAGTAAGAACCCCGTTCGACACGATACACACTACAGTGGCTGTCCCACAGGCTATGGCAGGGGCATAGCAGCGGCAAATATCAATGGCAGTTTCCTTCGTTAAAGCGCCCGTTTCAGTCCGGCTTCGAGAAAGTATCTTCTCCGCTTTCGTGGTACACTTCGCCGTAAGAACTGCTGTTGCCACAACTCCTACAGCCGATGCCATAGTGAAGACAATCGGAACCCATTTTGCATCCGCCTTCATTGCCGTTCTCCTTTCCTACGAGTTTGCTAAGAATCCTATCAAGCTTGACTGCCGTGGCCGCACGAAGTTCGGCATCCGTGATTTTTTGCAGGTTCATGATGTTCCCACATACAATCATGACATCTGCCAGTTCTTCCAGAATGCCATCTCTATCACCTTGACCACGCAGCTCCTTGGAAATCTCTTTCTGAAGCTCGGACAATTCCTCCATAGCGACAATATAAATTTCACTTTTCTTTGTGTTTTTGAGGTGGAGTGCCTGAATGTTAGACATCATATCGTCGGTCATGACTGTATGATTCTCCATCTTTTTCTTAAATTCTTCACGGTCCATCGTTAATCTCCTTTCATGACATCAGTAAGCAGCATAGCCATAGCACGAGTAGCGATATCCTTTACACTCTCACCCTGAAACGGTAGTGCTTGCGAATCCTCGTAATTGCTGGCCTTGATGATTTGCTTCACGGTGCCTGTCGAACCATACACCTTTTTCGCAAGAGCAGCGCAGAAGCCAGCCATCGGGTCAAAAGTGTCTCCGTCCATGCACTTGACTACTGTTTTCTCACCGTCGGCCCAATACACAATAGTGGCAGGACCGTGGTAGATGAGCTTCTTGACCATATATCGTTTATCCATAACAGAGTTTTCCTTTTTCTGAGTGGGCCGTTTAACGAGGGTCATATCGACTTCTGGAACATCATACAGAGCGATACCCGTTTTCGCAGAAACCAAGTCGTATATAGCCCTCATTTCAATTTGGCTTGTACGGACAGCCGTCACTGTCCAGTATTTTTTGTCGTGATCATAGGGAACTGTGACAATATCGTTAATATCAAATTTGGACATCATATTGTAAGCTCTCTTTCCAAGCAAATACGCATCAAATCCGTCCGGTCTTTTCTCAAACTCATACTCGTTCGTAAACCGGTTAAACCATACTGCACCATCAGGCGAGTGTATTCCATTCCAGAAGTCAATCATTTCTTCTTGACCTCAACTTTCATGGTATACCCGGGGCATCGATTGGCATTTTGGTCATTGCTTACCAACTGGCACTCGCGGTGATGGGCAATGCAGCATCCACGGTCCATCTCCCGCCGCCTGCATGTGTTGCAAAGACACCTCGGAAAGAGCTCCTTGCATTTAGTGTTTTTGACCATTCTTTTCCCCTTCTTTCCAGTTGACAGGTTTATGACTGTCCTCATTGTAAGGTGTGTTCAGACAGTCATTGCACGGATGCAGATACGACGCCTGCTTGTAATACTTGCAGGTCTTGCAGTACATATCGAAAAAGACTTCTTTTCTACAATTATTCATAGCCGGCTCCTTTACTTCTTTGTCGTGAGAACCACGCGGGTCATATCGGTGAAATAAGTGATGCTATCGATTTTTACCTGAATCTGGTCACTGTCATCGTAGTCCGTCCAGGAATCTACAGGCCCTTCAATACATTCTCCATTGGGAAGTTCCACGTAACCATAGGTGTAGTTGTATGTCGTGTCCACAAGCTGCATATTGCATGCACTTAGGTTTACCGCCAGAAAAACTGACAGGATAATTGGTACTACTTTTCTACGATTATTCATATTGCTGTCACCACCTTCGTCAGGACATCAATGACAATAGCGTCGGGCCACTCATCTTTCAGCCGCTTGATTGCATTCTCAGCTGAAGTATCATAACAGCAAAAACATCGCAACGAATCAAACAGCGGATCGCTATTTGGCCTACGAAATGTAATTGTATATCGAGTACGGGTCATACTTGCCTCCTCAAATATCAACCAAGAGCTCGTTCAATGATTTGGTACGCCTTAGCCATTCGCTCATGTATCCGTTTGGTTTTGTTAATTTTGACCTTCAGAATATCAAGGTTTGCTCTAAGCTCGGTTTCGGAGCAATCACCGTCGATACATTGCTGGACCATGGTGCGAATGTTATCCGCTTCCATGGCTATATCTCGGCAGCTCTTGTATGCTTTTTGAAGCTCATCGACTCCTACCAGTAACATACCTTCATTATTCATGCCGGAATCGCCTCATCTTTCTTATCCACTACGGCAACCGCGTCCATAATATCACTGACCAGCTTCTCCTCACGAGTAGGGGCATCGTTGTCGGTAGGATAATGTCCCTCACCATCACACGCAGCGGTAAAATCGCAGTGGGCATTCATGCAGCGAGCGCGCCAATACTGGGCCATGCGGGTAGCACTACGCAGTTCGTCGTGCAGGCGGATGCTGGCGGTCTCCCACTGTTTAGCCTCGCGCTTCCAGATGTCTGCGTGTTTGCGTTCAACCTGAACATCGCTCTCAGTGGGCTTTCCGGTGCTCACCAGGCCCATGACAAAAATTGTTCCAACAGCACCCATGAAAATACCAGCAATAAAAGTAAACATTGTAATCAAGTCCTTTCCAAATGTCAGCCATAGTCCTCGCTGAGAACATGGCATTCGTTGTCGGTTATATGATGAATTTCAATGTTACACGCGCTGCAAATCCAGAACTTCGTGAAATGCCATTCTGCATTAAGGTCTTTCACTTTTTTAAGGTAAATGCAGTCCGCACAACGCTTCTGTTGTTCATCGAGCTTTTTTGCCATTTTTCCTCCGGCTAAAAGAAAAGACCCTATGTTGCCATAAGGTCTTTTGGGAGTTAATCATATTTTGTCATATAAAGCCAAGCCGTCCAATGCCATTTTTGCCATGGCGCCGACCGCTACTAACGATTGCAGATATTGCTCGCTAACTTCCATGGTTTTGTCGTAAATATCGGCATTCGTGACGTCGATAAGTTTCAAAGCATTTTTGTTAGCTTCACCAATATTGCCGGCAATCGGTTCGAAGGCCGTAAGCACCTTGCGCAAGTGCATTAGTTTCAGCATTTGGATTCCATTATTTGTAATCATATAGATCACACTCCTTTCATACAAGGCCATGAAAATTATGCGGTCGCCTTGAACTCACCATAATACCGCTTATAATCCTTATTGACGTTGAAATTGCGTTTTTCATCGTAGGCACGTGCAATACGAATATCAATGAAGGATTTGCTGGTAAGATGATAGTAATACAGGTCTTTGAAAGGAGTGTTCATACGATTGATTCGTCCCTCAGCTTGCTTGGCAACTTTGTAGGAGTATGTTTGCGAATAGAATACTGTCGTGTCAGTGGCGATACAATTCCAGCCTTCAGCTCCGGCTGTGTATTGCACAAGATAGACCCAGCTATCTCCATCTGGTATCGGGTCGTGTTTATGGCCATTCCACTCGGCTACCTCAGCGTCTCCAAAGGTCATTCCACGCAGAATATCAAGCTCGTAGTCGAAATTGTAGAACACAATCATTTTTGGATGGTCCTCAAAAATCTCTAAGAGCTTGACCTGCCGGGAAATATCCGAGTTCACGATTTTCCGAATATCGTAATAGAGCTCTGCGGCGTTGATAATGGGCTCCTGTGTCCAAGGATTTCTACGTGTTTTCCAAAGCTCCTTGACCGCACGGTTGTTAAACTCGGCATAAATCTCTTCATGATGGAGTTGAACACCGCGATGAAAATCCATAGGTACCAGAATATCATTCCGCAGCGCGCAGAGTTTACCGGTGCCAACAAACCTGTCAATTTTCGGATACTTTGTGTACCGTGAGTAGACTGCGTGTTCTTGCAAAAACTGGGTTTTGTTTTTATAGAATCCGTTCGCTACGAACACCGGGATGTAATCTTGCCAGGTATCGCCGGGTGTGGCCGACAGAAGAATCCAATGGTTCCGCCGGGCAATTTTAAGAAATGCCTTGACCCACGTGCCACTGCCCACGACTCGCTGCTCATCAAATATAAAGAACGCATCGATGACGTTCGCATACTTTTTGATGTTGTTCCACGAATCCACAGCGACTTTGTTTTGGTAGAGATTGACTTCGGAATGAGGCGAAAGTAAGAACCTGCACATTTCCCCTTCCCACTCGAGCGTGTCTCGCTTACGAGCGGTGGTTATGATGTACAGGTCTTTCGGCGGGTCCCCCATTGGAATATAATCTCCACCTTGCAAACTTGCTGGGTCTCCACCATTCTGCAAATAATAGTAGGACAGCGCCGTAATAGACTTACCACTTCCAACGTCCCCGCACAAGATACAGCCTTTTTTCATCTTTTCAAGAGCTTTGATTTGGAAGTCATATAAGTTAATCATCTTTCATCCTTACGCCTCTAATAACGCGATTCCCAGTACCGCAATCAGGAATGCACCGATGAACTTGAATGTCTCAAGCATAACCCGGACCATCACAGTCCAGCCAACGGAAGCAAGTCCCGCAAAGATGCTTGCAAATATCACAGCCGCGGCAATCAGCAAAATGCCACCAAGAATTTTAGTCATGTTTCTTTTCTCCTTCTTCGTAGATAGCGCCTGGCTCGAGCGACACTCTGTATTCACCGTATCCGGGCGTGGATTTAAGATTAGCTTTCGGTCCAAAACTGCACCAAAGAAATGAAATTTCTCGGGGCATGAACCCTTCAGACAAAAAATACTGGAATATAGCCGTTCGGACAGCGTCCGTGCAGCAGATTTTACGGCAGTCATACCGCGTACTTTCTGTTACGGTGTATCCTGTATGTTCGGCAATCTTTTTGTAAAAGTCGGGCAAACTACAGGTACAAAAATCTTTGTTCAGATGGTTTACATATGTGGTAACATTCATCTGGTTTCTCCTTTCTGCAAATATCAATATTCATGCGGGAATAGCACCGTCGTACAGCTTCTGTCTGCTTCCGTGATAATCCAGATTTTCCCGTCAGGATAATCCGGGCAATTGTAAGCGCTCATGAGTCTACCGCCATGCTCGAGAGCATCATCATTAGTGGCTTTATCTTCGTCGCAGAGGTCGCCCCAATCGCAGTTCTCGTGTCGGTCAAAGCTTTCATTGACGAATTTTCCGAAATTGTCATCAATGCAAAGTAGGTCGGTAACTTCATCCGAACCATACACAGTACCAGTCTTAAACTTTTTCATTGGTGTCTCCCTTCATCAATTTGCAAAGCTCCTGAATTAACCGTCTATCGCTCCATGGCGGCAGGAAATATACAGGTGTATACCAGTAGTTTTCGGTTGAATCTCCGCTGCACATGGGGTCTGTCAATGTATTCCCTATTTTCACCACAGCAGCAATCCCCAGCATCGACAGCTGAATGTAGCACATGAGGGCGACAGTTTCGTCGATGTCCTGAGCATACATCAAAATGTAATTCTGAGCATTGAGGTTCTTTTCTGCGTACAGCTTCCGATAGGTGTGATATCCTGCTATAAGTGTGGCTCCGGCACCGCACGCAGGGTCGTTGACCGTTTTCACGCTGAAAATATCGTTCCCGAGGCTACAGCTTATGTCGGCCATGAGCTGACAGACATGATACGGTGTAAAAAATTGTCCGTTGTGTTCATTGCCAAGGTCTAAATCCATAAAGAGCTTTCCAAGATAGTCCTGCTCAGGATTTTTATCAAGAGCGCAAATCACTAAAGCGGCCAATTCGGGAAATACTTCGGCTTCTGCCTTGGAATACTTCTTAATAGTCCGCAAATACCGTTGTTCCCGAATATCATAGTGTTCTTTACTCCGGTCTACAGCGTTGGAAATGGAACAGGCGAACAAAACAACAAAGTCCTCCCAAATTGTCCAGCGGCTTCTAGAGGCGGCCAGACTGTTAAATTTCTTAATGAATTCTCTGCTGTAGTTAGTTTTCTCTGGGATTTTTGCAGGCTTTACCGGCTTCTTCTCGGATTGCGCAACTTTTTTCGGTGTTGGCTCGCGTTTTTCAGGCGGCTCCCATTTGGCAGCACTGCTCAGAATATCTTTGAGGGTGAACTTTTTCATCTGGCCATCTCCTTTCCAAAATATCAGTAGGGGCTGTTTCCTTGCTGACACATCACTCGCCCAGTTGAGTGACCACGGACATTTAACTCTGCCTCCACTCGGCACCCCTAAATATCAATTAAAACGGCACTTCGTCGCTGCTCTCGTAGTCGGCGTACTTGTCGGCAAACGGGTCATCTTCGATTTTTACGTACAGCGTTTCGAGGTAGGCCGCGATACCGGTCTTGCCGTTGACCTCCCAGCGCCAAGGGCTGACAACCACATCGGCATTCTCGATGCGGGCGTACTGAAGCGTGGCGATGGTATCCTCGTCCAGCAAAGTGCGTTTGTGATTCGTCAGCAGCCAAATCTTAGGCGGGCGGACTTTGAAGCTGATCTTCACCTTGATGAAATGGTTGACCTTCTCATCAGGGTCGCGCGGCGTCAGCGGTTTGACGTTCCAGCCGTCATTGGCAAGCTGCTCGGCCAGCGCATCATCCTCAATGACAATACTGAAAGAACGGTCACCCTCACGGCCAAACTTATCGTCTTTGCCGGTGAAGTTCTTGAAGATGATACGGGCGTTATCGATTGCGAGTTTATTGTTGCGTTCCATAGAAGTTTCTCCTTTACACTTTCTTGAGGACGGTTTCGAGTTCGGGCATGGTGTCGCGTTTCATAGCCGGGATTTCAGCCGTAAACATAGGCCATTCCTCTTTGACAACGCGGCGACGGAAGTCATTTTTGCTGATGGGACTGGAACCGAAGTTGTTCTTGAACATGCGGGTCAATGCATTCCACTTGTCATTCTGCTCAGTCAACAAATTCACGAACTGCCAAGTGTATTTGATGTCGCGCTCGATGATCAGGTCTTCGGTCTCCTTGACGAACATATTGCGGATGACCTTAGCCATGTCCGCGTCCGTCACCTGAAACTCGTCTTTGTTTTTGTACGTGTAGACGAGCTTTTTAAAAATATCTTTTGCTTTCAGAACATACTCCTCCTTAAAAAAAGAAAAGACCCTATGTTGACATAAGGTCTTAGTGCGTTTAGAACGGAATATCAGGCTCATATTGTGGTTTGCCATCTTCGTACCATGGCCCAATATAAGGCTGGTCGGAAACAAACCACTCGTAATCGCCAAATTCCGAAATATCATGAATGGCATTGTCGCAGAGCTTGTTGTAGTAGTCCTTGTCAATATCATCCTGCTTTCCGAGAACCTTGACCATTTCTGATTCCATCCAGCGCCAGTCCTTTGCCCCGGTTACAGAGTCGTATTTGGTTTCGCCGGTCTTTTTATCGACAGATTCCCGAACCAGCAGTCCTCCACCAGCACCAGGTTTTATCGGACAGAACAACCCAACCTTACCGACAAAGTGACGATCGTGCTCGCCTTCAGGTAGTTTCTCGTTCATATCCAGATAGATGGCCGAGGACACCTGCTTAGTCTCGCACATATCCTCAAACTGAATTTCTTCATGACTGAACAGTTTTTTGAAAACATACGGAATCTGGAACTGGGTGCCTGTGGCAGTCCATTCATTTGCATGTTTACCGCCCTTATTGATGATACCTTGAGTATTATACTTGGCAATGTACACGGCGTTGTTTACCAGACAGATACGGTCGTAAGTAGCCTCATGCTCGAAAATATAACCGTACTCACGGCCATATTTATCGACAAAATCAAGAATATCGTCAGTGACATCCGGAATCTTGATGGAATCCGTCTTGATGTGCGCTACGATGAATCCCCGTCTCTGGACTTCCTTCTTAAGGGTCTCCATGAACAGAGCGCCGCGCTTGGCTACAATGTTGTCATTGTTTCTCGGGTCGCGGAATGGATTGCTGAACTTCGCGGACGTCAGTCCGTACACCGAGTTGATGACAATTTTCAGCGCGTAAGCCAAGTCATCCCAAGTATAATCGGCAGTACCGGCCACGATAGCCTCTGCGAACGGAACCAGTTTGCCATCCAGCAGTTTTTTTAGTGCTTCGATGTCCTGATGCTTGATGTCAACACGACCATTCTTCAAATCCTCGAAGTTTTTCGTGTACTTTCCGAAGTGCTTTTCGGCAATCAGACTGGACGGGTGCATAGACGCAATGTCATCCAGACCAACGTTGCCGTACATGCCGGGTTCAGCGTAGACATAGCCTCCTTCACCGACTTCTTCAATGATTTGTTCAGGAGTTTCTTCCGCATTATCAGCACGTTTATCCTCGGTCTTTTGCCAGTCAAGGAGAGAATTCAAAACCTTTTCATCTGTTCGAGCCAATTCTGCGTTAAGAATATCATAGACCCAGTACGACTTATACCCGGTCCAGACATAATTCGGGAAGAACGGAAGAATGCTCCAACCAAGAGGCAGCTCCTCGCCGGGAACATAACTGCGATACTGCGGTTCGCCCTTCTCATTCCATACGCGGAAGTCATAATCTGGACCGTAAGCCTTACGCAATTCCTCATATTTGGTATACGGCACAGGCTTCCACAGCTCGCGATAGTTAAACTGCCACTGCGGATTTTTGTCCGAACCAAATATAATTCTGGTAGTATGCTGGTTGGTGGTATCATTAACAGTCAAACCAGACAAACTCGCCAGAATCTGCCGTGCCACCCAGTCTGCGGAGCGCGATTCGAATACAGCCTCGGTTGCAATGACGTCGTTGTCGCAATACTCGGCGACTTTAGGCCACATTTCTTCAGGCACAGGCTGGTCCCAAGGCAAGCCAAGCTCCTGATGGTGAATGCCCAACTCAATCTCGAATTTCTTCAAAGACTGCTTCTTGGAACTGAAATCATAAATATCAGTGTAAGAGATGTTATAGGCCTCGCCATAGAACGCGTTTTTATCTCCGCTGATGATTCGCTGCGACAGCTTGTACAATTCCTCGTTAGGTGCACCGAGCATACGGGCATAGAGCATGTGGTTATCGTATTTGCGGCAGTTGAAACCGATGAGCCGATACCGAATAAGCTTCTCGATGTCCTTCGCAGTCGGGTTAATCATACGAACGACTTTCTTGTCTTTGCCCCGGTACTTCCAGTTGACAAGGAACAGGTTCGGAAACACCTCACAGTCAAAGAACACAATAGGCGCCTCGTCGTTCTTGACAGCCGGTGAAATGTCATCGCTTGAGAAGTGCATAGCTGCCACCTGTTTGATGCAGTAATCACTCTGATGCGTCGAGTTGGCTGCGAAGTTCAGCACGGCATTGTACAGGTCTCCTACGTCATAGGTTGTATCGGAGTTATAGGCGTCGTCCAGTATCTTCTTGATGAAATCTACGCTTGAACGAGTGTTTGCATGGTATTCCTTATTGAGGTTCCGCTTGATAAGCGTTCGGATAGCCTTCTCGTTTTTCACGGAATCGAAATTCACCATTTTTGTATCTCCTTTCAATGGCAAACCGGAACTGATGGTCGCAATTGGAAGGTTGTTGCATTTGGTGAGCTGTCTGCGAAGGCTGCTCTTTCCCGTGAATACTTTCACTTCAATGTCGTCGTCATAAATACGGCTGAGCTGTACAGGGTCTCCGCTGTAAATATAATGAAGATGAATACCGCGCCCGGATTTGGACAACTCTGCGTAGGTCTTGGGCCATTGCGCAGCAGCCTCCAAATTGCGTTCAAAAGATTTCTCTCCGTCTCCTCCTTTCAGATCAAAATCGATGACGATATGGTTCTCGGGAACCTTGACGTAGTGGAGCTTGGATGTGTCCAAGTCCTTGAGTTTAGTTCGGCATTTGTCCCAGCGGTTGATGGGGGTGCCTCCGTCATTCGCATATTGGGCCGGACAATCGGCACAAATATCATCGAAGATTGAAGACTGCTCTTTGAACTCAATCGCCGGCATGACTACAGTCGCAGATTCAGGCTTTTTTCCGGTGCTTCCATCAAACTTGTCGATTCGGAAGCCTTCGTACCACCCTCGAATGGTACTTCCGTCCGCATCGATGTGCTTTTCCTGGAAAATATCAAAGTAAGCCTTAAGCTCCTCTTTGAACAGGCGCTTGTTGTAGCCATAGGTTACCTTGGCATCCTCGCAATAGTTTTTATACATCTCGTATGCGATTTTCAGAGATGTCGAGTTAGCCTTACTGAAGACAGGATATGAATCACTCACGAAGTTGTAGAAGTCGTTTGACGCTCCCATCATATTGACAGGGATGTAATCATCGTAGAACTCAGGGTCCTCGAGGTAAATATCACGGCAGTGACAGGCAATGCCACCAAGCTCGAATGGAATTTTCTTCATAGCCTTGTGGTATTCTTTGCCACTCAGTTTCTCCCCCGTTGGCTCTACATCAATCAAGCGGCGAAGAATGCCCGACCTCGCGTCGGAAATCTTTACAGGCTTATTGGTACCCATAAAGAGAAAAGCCTTGAATCGATTAGCGTATGCCGATTTGAACTTTTCGTTCACGGTCATAAGCTCGTGCGAAACAAGGCTGTTCAGACGGGTGTTATCTTCGATACGGGACAAGTCGCCGTCGTGCTGAATGGCGATAAGCGGATTGGTCTTAAATGCTTCCAAGGCAAAAGAATTGTTGGCACTGCCGAGGGCTTTGGCATCAAACACCGAGTAATATCCGTCAAATAGCTGCTGGATGATGTTAAGCACCGTCGACTTGCCACTGCCGGGAGGGCCGTACAGAACCATGAACTTTTGAAGCTCTTTGGAATCTCCTGTCACGATAGAGCCGATGGCCCACTCGATTTTATGGCGCTCCTCGGGAGAATATAAAATCGACATCAGCTTGTCCCAGCCGGGAGTTGGACATTCTTCCAGCGGATATTTCAGACGCTTGGACGCATAGTCGGTTTTCTTGAGCTCGACATTAGAAAATATCAAGTTCTCATCCAACATGTGGAAATTGTCTCGGCATTGCTTCTGGCAGAACTTATGCCAGGTGTCGATCATACCGTTTTCAGCATCCCACATGTGAAGCGTGAATGTTGAGCTGCTGAATTCGTTGGCATGTTCTATGGAATAGGCATCCAGGGCCTGGTCAATCAGTCGCAATGCGTCCAACTCGTTCGTTGACCAGAGCCCACGGTCTTCAACCCAAATCGCATAAAAGTCCCCGCCTCGAATCATCAAATCCGTAGACTGAGACTTCAATACGAATTTTGGGTAAATTTCGGTCACCCCCTTTGCCTTCGAGCGGGTTGACACTTGCAGGAAGTCAAGCATTACATTTCCGTCTCCTCCGCATTAGTATTCGTCTTGAGCTTGTCAATCTCCTTGGCAAGAATCATATTCTGCGCGCGCAGATTCTCGATAGCGTTGTTGTTCAGCTTGATGCGCCTGTGATTCATGCCGATGAGCATAAGGAACATGCCGAGTTCAAACCAGATAGCCGCATTCATTCGATTCTGGCCCTTCACAAACTTGCAGAGAGCTTCAGCGTTGAGATTGTTAGCCGTAGCCAAATCAATAGGCGTAAAGTAGCCGTAAATTTTCCACACATTGATTTTTTTCATTTATTCCACCTCATATTCGTCAAGATACCAGTTTAATTGCATCCAGATTTCAACCTGGCGCATGTCTGTATACGGTCTACGGACATAAAACAGTCCGCCTTCCCCATTCCGGGAATACTCGTGGTTCATAAAGGCATTTATCTTTTCGTCCACGTACATCTCGTCAAATTTACGGTCATTCATGCCGGCAAGGCCGAGATTGGTAATCATACCCCAGAACCATTTACCGCGGCGATCTCCGTATTCGGGGTCATCCATGATGGTTTCTTCGCAGCGATTCGCCAGAGCTACCATCATCTCGAGAACACTACACGGACGATCGTCAAGGTAACGATTTATAACGTAGTTCCGAATGTGCTTTTCATTACCGAAGCGATACCGCAGGTCAAGACCATCTGCTTCGCGATTCGCGTCCATGGCGATGCTAAATTGAAAATCAATTTCGCTGAGACGGTTCAGCAACTTCTTATAGCTGAGGCCATCCCAACGATACCCGACACACACAAAACTGCACAGCCATTCGAAGTATGCTGCGGACGTCTCATTTTTTGTCAAATCAGGTCACCCCCGGACTGTAAGGCAGACTTCCTGCCACATCTTCATATTTGCGCAGGTCTCGAGTGATCTCATAGTACACGCGCAAACGGTCATTTTTGACGTACAAAATATCAGGCTCGTACTCGCCCATGTGGGCCAGGTTTTCGAAGCCGATGCAGTCGTTCACATCCTCGACAATTTCATCATTCTCATCAGCCACGATGTTGTCCGCGTAGAAGGTCATGCTGAGTTTGTCATATCCCGGATTCTCACCGAATTCGTCAGGTGTGATGGCTGTGGGACCATCGGGAGTGCGCTCGTAATCATAGTTCTCTTTCACAATTTTCTGATAATTGCGCATCTCCTGAGACTTCGTATTTTTGTTTTCAGTCTCTGTCGAGGTCTTACCGGTTTTTTCTTCTTTCTGAGCGTAATACTCACGCATTTGGGCAATTTCTTTGTCTGCGCGCTTACGCTCGGTATCTTTGGTATAGTAAAGAGCAGCCGCGGCTCCTGCTACGGCTGCTCCAATGACCAAACCAAAATATAAAAGTTTATTCACTTTCATCCTCCTGTTTGATGGTTAAAGCGGTAACGGCCAGCCCCCCGAAGAGGGCTGACATGCTGATAAGAATGCCACCTACGATGTGGCGCTTTCGCTGTGTATTAAGCATGTAATCGATCATGGCAACAATGTTGTCAATGCCCTCCATTTATTTCCCCTTTCCGCCGGAGAGCACCGCAATTCCTCCAGCAAAGCAAATTCCGGCCATCGTGGCGAAAGTATACGTGACGAGATTCAACATCGCAGATTCCTCCTTTGGTTCAGAAAATATAAATCAGTCGATAAGGTTCATGATGGAGCCCTGAACATTGAAGTCCAGCCAGACAGAGGGCTCATCCCCGTTGATGAAATCGCGAACATTCTCACGGCTGTCGTCCAGGCCAAAGTCGACGAAATCATCACCAGCGTCATTATCTTTCTTATAGACCCAACCAACGACCAAACCGGCATTGGTAGGTTTGCAGCCGATGCTGTCGAGAACATCATTCAGAGTGAGGAAACCATTCGCGCGCAGGCGGTCGTTGGCCATCTGCTGCTGAGCCTTCAGGAACATGAGATTGTATTCGGGCTGATGCTGCCAATTGGGGTTGCATTCGTCGAATAAGACTGCATACGGAGAGCCCACAGGGTTGCATACCTTGACAATCTCGTCGACCTGTTTTTCGTTGCCCATATCGTCAGTAACGGTACGCTGAACGACCTGCTCGCTCACACCCATACGAAGCTGGGTGTCGACGTCCTTACCGTACTTCTCGATGACACGACCACGGTAGGCGTCGAAGCTCTCGGAGACAGAGGCAAACGCTGCGGCCAGAGCAACATTGCGCTTCCGCAGGATGTTGTTGCTCGCCAGAATGGCCGCAATGGACAAACCTCCAAGAATCACGGAAGGCGCATACAGCTTGACCAACTTCACGCCCGTCTGGGTGTAAGTGATGAGCAGGTCCTTCTGGCCATCCTCGGCTGTATAGTTCTCCGCACGTTCCGGATGTTCGATGCAGTCGTGAATGGCGTCAACAGTGGCGCCGGCGTCATCCAGAATTTTAGAAATCTTGGTTGTCTCATGGCAGGCCAGCACGGCGGAAGCCACAGTGCCGACAACACCAGCAACCAGCAGGATTTCCGGGCTGTGCTTCGCAATCTTCAATTTGGTCATAGACAGGCGGCGGTTTGCGGTTTTCAAAATATCAGTTACATTGAATTTCATGGTAATTACTCCTTTTCGTTTTTATTGGCACGGTCTTTTTGCAGCTCCATAAGCGTAAGGATGCAATAGTTGGCCATGTCCATAAGCGTATCGTCGATACTCTCATCTACCTGAGGTTTGGTTCCTAAGGCGAGATTCAGCAGGCGGTGGTATTTGTGGGAAATCTGGGCAACACCAGTAATAGGCCCCTTATCCCCAAATTCCCGCCAGGTAGTGGCAAACGAATTGCCGTAGTCGTGGTTTTTTGAAATGAATGTTTTCTGCATCTTTTCGACGATGCTTACATAACGCTCGATGTCGTTCATCGGTTCGAGCACCGCGGACCCTTTACGAATAGCGGCATTAAAGCAATTATATTTCTCTACACACGTAGAAAAGACTTCTTTATCGGTGAACAAAATATCACTCCTTTCACAGTGCCGTGGCCTTTGGCAGCTTCAGCATGTATCCATCCCTAACTCGGACAACAGACGCGGTGGCCAGACTTGTCCAACCGAATTTATTGAGCTGATAATTCGAGGTAGTCTGACCGCACGCATCGTACAAGTCGCTCACGCAAGCACTACCGTACTGGTCGATCATATCCTCCAGTGTGGTCAGGACTTCCTCAGCGTCCATACGACTTGCAAAAATCGGCATATCGTAATCGAGGCCCGTGCGATTGCCGATAGTGCTCCTGGGTTCCGGGCGGTTTCCGCTGTAGTACGACCCGTAAGCGACCCTCGAGGTGCCCGAATTACTCCGCTTGGCAGTGTCTCCGTAGATAATCATGTTAATGCCATCAGAGACAATATCCACAACCGCCTTCTTGATAGCCGGAACCAGCACGTCCATCAGGACATAGTTCTTGACACTGTCAATGTCGTCACTGATAAAAATATCAGCGAATTTACGGGCCTCGCTTTTGCGCTTGAGTTTGGTTGTGCCATTGACGACCTTCTCTACGCGCGGTTTCTCCTGACGTTTGCCTTCTCGTGCAGCATGGGAATTGTTGGGAAATTCGATTTCAGCCATTTCAGGCTCCTTTCTTCAATTCTTCTGAAATATAATGTCCATCCAGAATTACTTTGGCTCCGGACGGGAAATTATGGGTCTTTTTCCATTGGTAATTGAGGTTAGACTTTGCTTTAGCCAGCGAACCAGCTACCGTCTCACCTCTCCAATGACGGTCAAGGATGCCACCAAATTGGTCAAGCACCTGGCCTCTGAAAATATAACGAGTCATAATATCACCCTTTTATACCGACACATCATATACTGGAGGCTTTGGATAAGCTTTACAAGCATACGATTTCGGATAGCAACTCGGCTGGTCAAAGATTTTATCAGTCACAATCTTTGCCAATCGATTGCCCAGTTCGTTCCCACCGGTATGCACACCAGCCTTCACACTTTCTTCCACGGCACTGTACAGGGTGTCGTTTTTCTTCAGGAGCTTGAATGCTTGATAACCGGTAAACGCGGTCAAAGCAGCCGCACCAACGATTGCGCCGGAAGCAAACACGAATGCGTTTTTCCAAAAACTCATAGCTTTGTTCTCCTTTCAAAGCACAAAAAAGAAAAAGCCAAAAGCCTATGTTTCCATAAGCCTTTGGCTTTCAGTAAATTCTTATTTACCGGATTCGTGGATTACTCCGTTACGGTGTCCTCCGCTTCCCCTTCGGTAGCTTCCGTGGCCTCGCCCTCGACGACTTTGTTTTTGCCGAATTTTGCCTTGAGGGCATTGACTCCTTTCGCCACTGCGGGTGCAACATAGGTCTTGACCACATGTACCGTACCAACTACGGCCATGAGGCCCATACCTACAAGTGCAACCGCACCGGCGGCAGAGCCACCCTCAGAGCTTTCTTCTTCGACAGTCAACGCAGTATCGTCGATGGCGTTGTCCTCCACAGGAACCAGTTCCTCAGTAGAAGTTTCTTCGTTCATCATAATTTCTTCGTTTTCCATTGTAGTTACTCCTTTGTAAATATTAAATTTAGGAATTTCTTCCGTATAACTCTCTGCATATTTCGCGGAGTTACAGACTGTCGTAATTGTAGATAGGGCCATGCTGGAATCCGATGACCATACAAGGCGTTTGTGCAAGATTATCAGCAAGTTGTGCGCTCAGTTTCAGCTGGACTGTATCGTGGCACTCATTCAGGTTCCAACCAAGGTCGTCACCAATTCTACTTTCCGGCAGCCGCAGCCGCTCGTAGTAATCGTTGAGAGACACCCAACCTTCGGAAATCAGGCTCATGTTAAGCTCAACCAGCGATGATTTCAGCTTCTCGATGTCACATCGAAAATATCTTCCACAGATTGGGTCGTAGCACAGGTTGTTACCAAAGCCCGTTTCAATAATGGCTGCTTCCACCGGTGGATTCTTCTCGATGGCATCCTTAGCTACTGCGTTGCGGATTTCGGTCTCTTTTTTCTCACCGACGACCTCAGCAGTTTTCTCTTTGTAGTCTTTAAAAGACGTTTCAGACAAAGCGTAGGCAGCGGCGAGAGCAGCATTGCGGCGCAAATGGACGCTGTTGGCGCCGATGAGACAGGCCGTTCCAAACACGCCCATGATGAAGGCCGGAGTATAACAGCGCCAGCAACTCTGAACCAGTTCCACAGGTGTAAGGGTTTGCGCTTCCTGATAAGCCGAAATATCACGATTTTTCTCCATCTCGGCTTTCTCCTTCAACAGAATGGCTTTCGGTGTCGCTCGTACAGCCAAAACCGTAGATGACACCATACTGCTGATGCCAATTACTGTCAGAAGTACAGGCGCCTGTTTTACAGCCGTTTTTCGCAAGATGCGTGCGGCTTGCTTATAGGATACTGTTGGCATTTTCATAAGATGCTCCTTTTTATATCGCGGCATGATGCCGCGGGATTACTTCTCGATAAGGATAATCGGGCGCACGCCACCGACATTGCCAGCATAGTTGTAGTCCGCACGGCCAATGTCGTCCACAAGGGCGAAATACGCCGCAGAAACATCTTTCTTGGTGGCGTTCCGCAGCCAGTACCAGCGAGTGTCGTCCTCCAAAGTGGCAATGCGGTTCTTGCATACTTTCATACACGGCAGCTGGTCGTCAGAATCCGGCTCGAACTTGTCGTAGAACTCATCGTGACCGAAGATCATACCATAGGTCGGAACCGACAACTCGATAAGGCGGAGTGTGATGAACTCAGGCAATTCGGGTTTGAGTTCGTAATAGAGCTTACGATTCAGCAGCGAATCCGCAAAGCCGCCTTTGTTCGTATCCCATTCGTTCATGGCGCTCTCCATAATGCAATCCTCAAACATCAGAAGCAGCCCACGTTCGTCGTCGCGGACAACATCCAGGATTTGCGAGCCAAAGGACTTGGTGTGAATGAGAATTTCGTCTCCAACGGTCAGTTCTTTCACAGGAACATCGAGAGGAATTTTACGCATAATAAGCATAGTGATTGTTCTCCTTTACAAATATAATCCAGCTACGATTTCAGTCATTTCACGTCCGACTGAAAAGACAAGCGCCGGGGTAGGTGTTATGCCATTGCAGCGAGCGCATTCATCGGCTCCGGCCATAGCAGTCTCCATCTCGGCGTAAAGGTCGCTTAAAATATCAAGCACGGTTGATTGAGGACGCGCCGCGAATTCTTTGCGGATTTCATCAAGGGCCCAGCGGCAGCAGCTTCGATACATTGCTTCGTATCGCGGCCAATTTTTAGCGGGTTCGAAATAGTTTTCGTTCGTGAATTGGTCGAGTATCTGCAATTCAAGTGCGCGGTTCATGCTCCATACCACTTCATGAATTTCTCAATTACAGGATAGCTATTGATGGCGTCATTCCCTTTGAGAGTGATTTTCACGGTGTTCTTCGAATCGTTCAGAAGGTCTACTGCAATAGCGCTGCTTTCGAACTCGTTGGAATATAAAAGATTGAATGTCTCACACAGCTTCTCGAAGAAATCGTATGACTCCTTTCGGCTGGTGCATTCAACCATGACAACGACCTGATTCATCTGTTTTCTCCTTTCTTCAAAAATAAAACCAAAAGGGTACCTTAGTACCCTCTGGCCACAAGAGTGTTAATCATGTCGTTAATCATCCACGCAAAGAAAATAAACTCGCCAACTCCAACCAGAGTCGTAAACATCGCCTCGGCAAAGGTCTCGACTCCGATGACTCGACAATAAATTTTCTTGAGTTTCTTGACACTCATTTTTATCACCTCCATATCAGGCCGTGAAAAAATCGCGCAGATATAAAAGAGAAGACCCCGTATTTCTACAGGGTCTAAGCTCTTACTTGTTGGACTTAGGTAATGGTTTAACCTCGTCTTCGGCTTTCTCTGTCATTTCATCCTTCCACTCCTTCATAGCTACGTACTGGCTTAACGCCGCGCCAACCATAGTCATTCCATAGGCAAGAATACCCATGACCATCGAAATTTTCATCTTCGGTCTCATAATTTACCTCCTTTCCACATAAGCAGGTGATTTTTTTGCGAACTCGGTGTTTTTGTCAATACTCTCCCCAATACTTTGGTTTGGGCATAACCTTGTAGTCCATAGCCACAATCGGTCTGCCGTTGTCATCGAGCTGACCACTGAAATCCAGCTCAAGCAGATTGTCAGTGCCAAAGCCCATAGCATCACCGGGCTTGATCTCATCCAGGCCAATTTCCCCATAGAACTCATTCAGGCTTTTCCAATCGCTGGACATGGTGATGTCATAGTTAATTTCGTTGACGGCGGCCTGAATCTTGTTAATGGTTGACTTGAATTTGCGTCCGGAGAAGCAATCGTAGACGATAACGTCATCAGGCTCAACCAGTGAAATATCATTCTGCGCAGGAGCCGCTGCAATACGGTCCTTAGCAATGGCCTGCTTGATTTCAACGTTCTTATCCTCGCCAACGGTCTCAACCACTTTATCCTCGTATTCCTTGAGCGCCGCTGAGCTGACGGAGTACAACGAACTCAGAGCTGCGTTGCGCTGAAGGTTAATCGAGTTGGCGCCAATGGCGCAGGCAATCGTGAGGCCGGCCATGCACGCTGTCGGCACATAGCACTTCCAACACTTGCCGACAACTTCTGTCGCTTTGAGCTTTTCGCTTTTACCCGCATAGGCACGGCTCAGCTTTTCTTCTTCAAGAATTGCCATGGCCTTAGGCGTCGCGCGAACAGCCATAATTGCGGTTGTCACTACTCCTGCGGCGGCGAGTCCGGTAAGAATTGTCGGCGACTGGCGCTCGACGAATTTGACAGTTTCACGGAATGCCTGTTCTACGAGCTTACGATTGAGTTTCATTCAAAAGTCTCCTTTGCTGAAAAATATAAAACAAAAAGAAACAGGACGAGATTTGAACTCGTGACCTCCCGAATAACCGGGCGCTCTACCAAACTGAGCTACATTGTTTCCATATTAGTACCTGCGATTTTCGCGCCGTTACAAAGTCTTTCGGTCGAACACAGTCTCCCAACGTTCCCGTTTTAAAGGTTTCATTCGCAGCCGCCACATAACTTGGCGCACATTCACAGTAGGATATAGATTGCCTGTTGGTTCAGCCGCATACTCGTTGAAGAAGTCTTTAAAGCCGGGTGCTAAATACAAAATATCGCATAACCACGGGTCTATCTCGGTCCAATACGTATGCTTTGTTTGAGCGTCGTATCGTTGTTGAATTACACCTACTCCTTTATATCCAATTTTATATAAAGTACAAGTATTATAGATAGGATGATTGCAATGATAGGTTTCGCCGAACATAGTTGTGTAATATTTTGGCTTTTCGGTAAAATATCGCATATAAAAGAAAAGACTCCCCGCTTATTCAGCAGGGAGTCTAACTCCTTATGTTATTTGTTATTTTTCGGGCCTTTGCTCTCTGGTTGCAAATTTTAGGAGAGCCTCTTTATTGCGCATGGTTTCTTCAGCGTGTTCTTTTGCGGCATTGGATACAGTTTTGCCAGCTACAATAGCCGCTGCACCTGCAAAAATAATTTTAATAAGATTATTCATAGTTGCACTCCTTCCTGTGCTACTTCTTAATTGTATCATAATATGTGCTAAAAATAAAGACCCCATGTTTCCATAGGGCCTATAACCTCACTTTCTAATGAATTTCATAAATCCTCCGGTGACATCCCGGAATGTCTTCGAGCAGAACGTACCGGTTTCTTCGAATTTGAAGCCGGCCTTAATGAAGCAGCTGTAGGCCGCGAGCTGCAATCCGAGTGACAAAGCATCAAATGCCAAACGCGCCCCGAAATTGATTTTGCGTTCCTTAGCTTCGGCCTGTGCCTGACACATAGCATCCATATGCTCTGCACCTTTCTGACGGGCTTCCGTTTCGGTTTTCGTTTCCTCAATCCTAAGTTTGTACAGCGATTCGAGCTCTCTGACTCGTTTCTCGCGGTCTGTTGCTTCCAGGTCAGGCAGAGCTTTCAAACTCTCCTCGATACGTTTGTTCAACAGTTCCGAATTGGTGTCCATTTGAATTTCTCCTTTCAAAATGTAATTGGTTCCATATAAGCAAGTGAAATATCAGCGTAAAAAGAAAAGACCCTATGTTGCCATAAGGTCTTTTTGAAAAATCAGTTATTTATGAATTCATCAAAATTCATCTCCGAAGTAGTCATAAGTTTGCCTTTTACGATATACCATGCCATCAAATGGTAACCGATTTTTTCAGAGAGCGTAAGACTATCATAATTGTCCTGCGTTCCCTTATCGAAAGCCGGCTGCCACAGATGGGCACCAATCATACCAATAGGCGCACAAATGATATTCCTAAGTTTTAACATCATTTCGATTTCCTCCTAAAATATAATTTGGATTTCTCCATATAATGCGATGCTATTTGCGCGGAAGGAAATCTTCTCTTTTTACTTTCAGCATAATGTAGTCCATACTGATGAAATCGCCGCAGTCTGACTTCAAAGCCATAAAACAAAAAGGACCATCCTCATCCGAACGGTCCACTCGAAGCTCACCTACCAGATACTTGCCTGCAAACAAATGAGTTGTCCATGTACATCCAATGATGAGTCCAATCGCGCAGGCAATGAACCCACAAATGAAATAACCAATACTGAATCCCATAATATTCTCCTTTTAAACTGTTTTTCTGATTTTTCCTCCCCGGAATTTTTATGATATGAATTTACCACATAATGCCGTCACCTGCGTCGCTAAAAATATAAAAGAAAAAAAACCAAAGTCGGACGGTTAGATTGCCCCTTGGCTTTATCCAAGACTGTATCTGCTTATCAGCAGTGCAACCGGTGAGCCCTCTTACTTGCAAACCACCAGTTTTGCAAGGCCGCATCCCTAAATATTTTCTATTTAGATGTCTGGTTCTTTTTCCATATAAGGACCTGAGAATTTCGCGCAAAAGAGAAGACCCCGTGTTTCCACGGAGGCCAACTCCTTAATACAGCTTTACGAGATACGACTTACCATCTCTCATAAGGGCGGCCATGTTCAGGCAATCGCGCACGATGATCTGGTTCATCATACAGACGGCCGAGTAAGGATTCGAATATTCTTCCTTCGTAAAAGTCACCTCAACGACTTTGTCAGGAATCTTCTTGAATTCCTCAAGAGCCTTCTGTCCTGCTTTCAGATACTCTCTGTGCGTAACCTTTTCAGGCAGTCCATTAACAGGGATAAGTTTCATAGTGTATACCTCCATTAAATAGTATTCCATATTACAAACTGCCATTTTCACGTAAAAGAAAAGACCCTATGTTACCATAAGGTCAATTTGTGTCAAACGATGTCTGCTGATTTGTAAGAAATCTCGTTCCAGTTTGTCATCATACCACCAATAATACTAAGTGAGTCCGTACCATCCAAAGTGTATACATGCATCCGATCATCGATTATATAATCGACAACGCAACGAACACCTTTGTTACCGCGGCATCTTCCGTTTAGTATTACGATGTCACCAATACTCAAATTTCTGAATTCTTCTTTTGTCATTTTGACATCACCTCCATATGAGAATGTGTAATTTTGGCGAAAACCAAGAGGGTATGTTTCAACCCTCGAGAGCAATCAATTCTTTAAAGTGTTTTTCATAATCCTGTTTTTCATGTAAATGTTCATATCTATACTGATGTGCATCCCAACCGAAATTTCTTGTATAATCAAATCGTGGTCGAACCAAATCGTATATATCACCAACGTGCATGGCCTTCCTGATTCGGTCCTCCGTGGACTTCCGAATCGGTTCGCCTTGCTCGAATTTGATAAGTGATTTTACTCCGACCCCAGCAATTGATGCAAAGTCGTATTTGTTGAGATTGTACTTCTTATAGAATTCTTTCATAGTCATACAGAAACCTCCTTTATGATTTCTCCATATAATTCGATGTTTAATTCGCGTAGAAAGAAAAAGACCGCCTGTTGCAGCGGCCTAATTGATTATTTAAGTGTTTCTTGTAAAAACTCGCAAAGCCTCTTTGCCTCTTCACTGGATAGCGACGCCACGCACCATCTGATTTTATCCTTGACCTCTCGGTCCCTTACAAAAATTATGATGGGTTTGTCTTTGTCATCCCCAGCGTAATAATATTCAAGGTTTTCCGGCATTGGTTTCATAACAATATCACCTCCATATAATTCGATGTTTAATTCGCGTAGAAAGAAAGACCGCCTGTTACAGCGGTCCGGTTCTTAACCTCTAGCGATATGCCAACGTCGAGAGAATGAGTTATCATCAACACTCTTATACAATGCGACGGCAGCCCTCTGACTATACCGCCGTTCGTTATTGTAATCTCCATTCTCATGAGCTTCTTTACTCAATCTTTGCAGACCACAAAAGTCAGCGCGATACATCATCTTGACGATGCCGTCCTTATTAGGTTGATGACATTTCAAAATATCAATCATCATACACATCACCTCCATATAACCACCTGTTAATTCCGCGCCTGACTTAAATGCCAAAAGAATTTACGATAGCGGTCATAGTACATGTCTTTCGATGCAGGCATGTCTAACTTAGTTTTGAGATATGCATAACCTAGATTTGAAGTGACTGCTTTCACTATATACTCGGACAGGTCAGGGTCTGCCAGCTTCGCGCACTCATGCACCAACTCCATTCGCTTAAGATAATAGAGTTTCTTCTCAGCGCAGGCCGCAGTTATGTCCGATACTCGATTCGTAGGAGAGGTACGTTCGTGTTCCCCATTTTGAGCCATAGCGTCGACCTCTGCGTAAGATTTCTTCCAATTCGGATATTGGAGACAGAAATGTTTGAGCTCGTAATACCGATGCTTATCAATGTGATACTTGCTTTTATGCGAAAGTTCAGCTCTAATGACAGTCGACATAATGTTCTCCTTTCCATACGTATCCTGTTTCTTCCCACAGTTTTCTCGGCGAAATGTAGAAATTGATACGTCCGAGCTTTGAATCGATGTCTTCGACTTTGGTAACTGCCTCTCCGGCTCTTGTAGCGACACCGATAGGCAGCCATCCGGCAATGATACCGGCGCGAACCCATGCCGCGTCTTTCCCGTAAACCTTAGCCACCACAGAGACTGGAACCGAACCGGTCCCGAATTCAGGAATAGTCATAGGTGCTCCTTTCTTATTCTATGCAGGTTGAGTATATCCAAATAAGTCTGCCATAATTTGGATGACTTTAATCTAGCATAGGATTTCGTCACCTGTGTCCTGAACTAACAAAAAATGCAAGTATTCGACAGCGTAGGAGTTGACTATTCCTACACTTTAGAATATAATGGCCGTAAAGGAGGTGCTGACAATGCTAATCAAATGTCCAGAATGCGAGCTTCAAGTTAGTGACAAGGCCGTTTTATGCCCTCACTGCGGCTATCCCTTAAAGCCTGAAGCTACTCGCATCCGCAAACCTCGTAGCAATAAAAGAAAGCGCCTGCCCAATGGATTCGGACAAATATCCGAAATCAAAGGACGAGCGCTTAGAAAACCTTTTCGAGCTATGGTAACTGTAGGTAAGACCCAAGAAGGTCGGCCTATCTGTAAACTTCTAAAACCAGAATCCTATTTTGAAACATACAATGATGCCTATCAGGCCCTCATGGAGTATAATAAGAACCCATTTGACTTTTCAAAAGATATAACTGTAAGCGAGCTATATGATAGATGGTCCGCGGAGTTTTATCCAAAAAGAAAGAGCATTGCAACATACAAGTCAGCGTGGAAATATTGTTCTTCTATCGCAAATCTTAAAGTCTCTGAAGTTAGAACGCATCATGTTCGATACTGCATGGAGCATGGAACCGTCACTGTAAAAGGCTCGGAGCGTACTCCAACACTTGACATGCAACGATATATAAAAATGTTGTTGTCACTTATGTTCAAATATGCTATTCTAAATGAGATTACAGATAAAAATCCAGCCGCGATTGTAACACTTGAGACTAAGACCGATGATGAGATAAAAAGCCACATCAACTTCACGAATGAGGAAATGGAAAAACTCAAGGCTGCCATTGGTAAAGTTGAACATGCGGATTTGCTATATGTTGATTGCTATTCCGGATGGCGTCCAACCGAGCTATGCGAACTCTTACTCGAGAATGTCGACTTGGATAAGATGACATTCACAGGTGGGAAGAAAACAAGAAGCGGCACAAATCGAGTAGTTCCGATACATCCAAACATCCAAGAAATTGTAAAGCAGCACTATGCTGAATCAAGAGCTCTAGGCAGCAAATATCTATTTTCCGCACCCCGAGATAAGTCTAAACATGACTACTTCATATACTATGCCAAGTATCTCGATTGGTTTCAATTGGTCTGCAAAACGCTCGATTTTGGGAAGCATTCCCCTCACGATTGTCGCGTTCAGTTCGTCACAATGGCTAAACAATACGACGTAAACGAATACGCGATCAAATATCTTGTAGGCCATTCCATCAAAGATTTGACAGAACGTGTCTACACAAAAAGAACCAATGAATGGTTAAGAACTGAAATTGAAAAAATAAAATAG